GGTGTCCACATAAATCACCAGAGCCTCAACCGTGTTGCCCGTCACGGCGGTGTAGGTGACATCGCCACCATCAAAGACACCGTTGGTCACGGACTTGGTTGCGCCAATGGTCTGAGCGGTGCCGACCACGCCGGTCAGCGAGGTCAGGAACTGGTGCGCGGCGCTGTAGGTGTAGACGCCCGTATCAACCAGCGCGACCTTGACCGTGCCAGACAACAGGTTTGTGTTAGTCGCCGCGCCAAGGATGGTTTCCTTGTACTTCGGATAAATGGCATTCGCCATGATTACTCCGTTTCAATGCCTACGATTTTGCCATTCTCACGGATAATCCGCTTCGGGCGTTTGATTGCAGCAATGGCCTTGTCCGCTGTTTCTTTGCTGTTTTGAGCCATTTTGTCAACGACGGATTTGAACCCCTCGACTGACGATGTAAGCCCTTCAACCACTTGCTTCATGTTCGATGTCGTTTCGCTCATCGACTGACGAGTATCAACTTCTTCCCGTAGCGACTGCATCTGCGCCTCAGTTTGCATCAACTGGTTCATCTTCAGCGCAGCGTCAATCTGCATCTTTTCGATCTCAAGTTCCATCTTGACACGCTCAAGATCGGAATTTGGAGCAACTTTCTCGGACTTCTGCGCCGGAGCAGACTCAGCCCCAGCCAGTTGCTGCTCGGCTTTACCAAGCGTCTCAACAGTCTTAGCCTGTGTAAGTTCCGCGTCAGCAAGGGTTTTGACCGTGGTGGCCCGAGCCTTCTCAGCCTCAGCCGTAGCCTTGTCGGCAGCAGCCTGCAGGTACAGCATTTGAGGATCAGGCGGCGCGTTGGCCGCAGCGGCCTGCATAGCGGCAAGTTCTTCTTCGGTGGGCTTGAGAACGCCCATTTCGACAAGCTTCTTGCGGAAATAATCCCGCACGTCGGTCAGCCCCTCACCGTCGAGATTCATGATAATCATCGACTGCAGCACTGCCTGAGTCTGCGGATCTTGGGTCAGACCGACCAAGTTGGTAAGCGAACTGACGATGGAGGCCCGCTGGCTGCGAAACGACGGGCCGACGTTAACCGAAACATCGAACTCAGCGTCGGACAGGTCGCCCTCGTATTCCATCGCACCCTCGTCGTTGATGACCGGCTTCATCAACTCAATCGTGCTTACCTCGCCTTGCACGCCGATAGCCTTCATCTTGCGCTTGGGCTCAACGTATACGTCCTTGCCCATTGAGAGCCAGATCTCGCCACAGCGGCGAATGGCCTTGCTCATGTTGCTGACGTAGATGAACGACTGCATGTCGAGGCGCTGCTGCACCATCTCGACGGCTTTGCCGCTGATGTTGCTGACGATCTTATCGCCCTGCTCCTGGTTGCCCAGAACGTCGCGCATGTCCTGCTCGGTGATGGCAAGCAGGCCAGCGAGCGCAGGCGGCACCGATGGCGACTTGGTGTAGCCCACGGGCGGGCCAGCCTGCATCGAGCCATCAGGCGAAGTGATCGGGTTGATCAGCAGGTACGGGTAGTTCTTGATGTTGTCCTCAGACCACATCAACTGGTGCCCGGCAACCTGCTCAGGAGTCAGAATGGGCTTCTCAACGCTCGACAGCGCGGAGATCTCGCCCAACTTAGACAACTGCATGTTCTTCAGGCGCTGGGCGTCCTTGGCCGTACGGACGTGACCAGAGCAGCGCTCCACGTTGTCCACGAACCAGCGCTTGCCGTACACCGGCACGATGGGGATGTACTTGCCTGCAATGTAGCCGCAGTCCTCAAGCACCCGTCCACCGCTCATGATGTACTTGTGAACCTTGCGCCGTTTGACCTTCTTCTGGCGCACTTCAACCGTACCGATAGCCGCCAGAGTCTCCTCTAGCGCCTCATCGTTCTCAAAGTCGGCGTCGGTGTACCGCTCTTCCGACCCGTCGAGGGTGCGGAAAATGCGAACCGTCTCACCAACTTCCTCGACCTTGTAGTACTCAGCGATGAACACCACGTCGGGCGTCATCCAGTCAAACTCGTACTGATGGACGATCTTGGGCCATGTGGTCGGGTCGTCCTCGTACTGCTCGATGTAGGACTCGCGGGTCATGGACGACAGGACGTAGCAGCACTTGGCGTCCGACTTGTCCTGCCGCTTGGCGTTCAGGTCAAAAAAGACCGACGAGTCGGCGTCGAAGATCGGCTCGATGCGGATGCGTTGCCGCTCGTCCTCATCGTCCTCTTCGTCCTCGTAGCAGGTACGCAGCCGCCACGCGCCGAAACCACCCGTGACCGCCTCTTCGAAAGCGTTGTCATACGCCTCTTCGGCACAACTGTCCTGCTCGTCGGCGCGGTACAACTGGTCGCAGATGTCAGCCAGTTTGTCGTACTCAGAGCCTTCCTTGCTGACAAAATCGACTGAAATGCGGTTGTTGCGATACTCGGACTGGATGCGCTGAACGGCCAGAGCGATCTTGTTGATCTCAAACTTGGGCTTGTTTTCGTACTGATCCCACAGCGGGCCTTCCCACTGAGCGCCAGCAATCGAGCAAAATCGACGATCCTGCAGACACTGAAGCCGCTCGTCGCGCAGGGCTGACTGGATATTGTCGAACTCCCGCAGCGCCGCCTGGTGGACGTTATGCAAGCGTTCAGCGTTTGAGATTCGTGGCATTATCAGACCCTCGATCCCCAGAAATTAACGCTAGGGATGGCGAACATATGCGGTTTAGGGCTATTGAACGATACCGAATCATAATCGTCACCGACAGAAAAAGCGAATGTCACCGCAATCGCATCCGCTGCGTCAGGTGAGGCCAGTCCCCGAGCCTTCATTTCCTTCTTGGACTCCAAGAAAATAGCCCCCGCCGAGTTCGGCTTAGCTCGTGGCCCGAGCAGGTCGTCGCGTAGCTGCTTGTCAGCCGGGACGCTAGCGGTCTTGAGCCATTCCTTGAGTGCGCCCCACAACTCGGCGCGGCGGTTACCCCACATGATCGGCCTGGTGGACTTCCATCCGAAGTTCACACCCCTGACCTTGTAGCGCTGCTCGGTCAGTCTGTCAAGGATGCCGTAGCCCAGCCCGCCCTCGTCGATGGTAGTCAGCGCCGGGTTGTACTCCCGGATCACCTCGATAACGTGCCCGACCACCGTCATGGTGTCGTCGCCCTTGTAGCGACGGATCTCCACGATGTCCCGCCCTTGGCGAATGGCGATGACCGTGCTGTCCGCACCACCCCGCGCCGGGTCTACCCCGACAATGATCGGTGCGGTGGTGTCCTTGTAGCGTGGGCGGTGCATGGCCTCGTCCACCACAACCTGCGTAATGAACTGCCCGTCCGTGGCCGACGGAAACTCGCCGTAGACCTCGACGCGGGCCTGCATTGAGTCCTCGCCATGCTCGTCGATGATCTGCTGATAGATCGACTTGTCGGTGCCCTCGACTGTGCGGCTGTCGATCTTCCTCGACTGCCAGAACTCCCGCTTGCCGTGGAAGCACTCGTAGAAGTACCCGGTGTTGCGCCGAGGGTTGCTGAACGCCATCCAGTACCTGTCGAGGATCGGCTCGGTAAAGAAGCCCGCCGCCACCGACCAGATACTGTCCGGGATGCCGCTCGCCTCGTCGAAGATGACCATCATCCCGTCATGATTGTGCACCCCGGCGTAGGCATCGGGGTTCTCTTCGCTCCAGAGTTTGCCCTCAGCGCCCCAGTAGCGCGTACCTTTCTTCAGATCCCGTTCGACGAGGGTGGTGAGCCACGCTGCCGGACTGAGCTTCGTGGCGCTAGGCTCCCACCAGTGGGCGTTCATTGCCATGGTGGCCCACTTGGTCAACTCGCCCCATGTGACCGTTCGCAACTGGTTCTCGCTGTTGGCGCTGACGATGACGGAACTGCCCAAGCGAGTAGACAGCATCCACAAGATGAGCCAACTGACCAGCGCCGACTTGCCAATCCCACGCCCCGAGGATACGGCCTGGCGCATCGCCTGCATGTCGAGGGGCTTACCCTTATTAGCGCGAATGTGGGCTGTGATCGAGCGCAGCACCTGCCGCTGCCATGTGCGCGGCCCTCTGAAGTGCTCCAGCGGCGTGTGCTTCTGCCCCCACGGGAACGCGAACATGACAAACGCCTCAGGGTCGTCCTTGATCTGCGGCGACCACAACTGCGCCATCAGAGTCTGCTCATCTTCAGACGAATAGATCGGCTTTTGCATTACGACTCGTTGTCCTCGTCCTGGTGCGTCAGCGCAGGGGCATCGACCATATCGATCACGTTCAGCATGCGAGCGTTAGCCTGCTCCAGCGCTGCGGTGATCGAAATGGATGTGGACAACTCCACCTGACGCGACTCGCCGTATGTCTTGCGATTGTCAGCCTGCATGAGCCACTTGTAAGTGTCGATCTGCAACTTGGATCGCTGTACGTCCTCGGCTGTGTCGCTGCCCTCGGCAATCTCAATGATCCTGCCCGCCCACCACTCCGAGCGAAGTTCCTTCGCCTCCTTGTAGCGCTCCATGCGCCGAGGATCTTTTTTGATCCAGCGCCAGAACGCATCGTAGTCAATGCTACGGGCGTCATTGAGTATGACCGACTTGAGGGTCTGCCCCTTGGTGATCTCAGTCAGGACGCGCTCAAACATGGACTCAAACTGAGTCAGCATGAGATCACGAGTTAAAACCTTGGGAGGTGGGGGCGCGGGGATAGGCGCGGGCGTCAGCCAGTCGGGTACGTCGAGCGGCTGAGCGATTGCCGTTAATGTGGTCTGCTCCATGATGCAAGTGTATAGCGAATTAGACGAATTGACGAGGGTGTGACAGATGGTCTAGGGAAATAGGGGTGGGTGAAGGCATATGTAGCAATGGGTTTCTGAGAATTTTGGTTTTACGAAAAAAATTAATTCGATGGTGCAATGGTGCAATGGGTTTCTGAGAATTTTGGTTTCATAAAAAATTTGGTGCGGGGGGTGCGTTTTTGAACCCTGCCGCAGCCCTGGTCGATGGGCACCCCCGGCCACCACCCCCGTGAGCCGAGAACCCATTGCCTCGAGGGTCACAGAACCCATTGAGCAAGGCATCTCAGCGGGTTTCAGAACCCATTGATGCACAAAACCCAATGGCCATTGGGTTTACAGACCCATTGATGCATGAACCCATTGGGTTCATGGGAACCCAATGATGCACAGGATCGAACCCATTGATGCACAGTGCGACCCGTTGATGCGTTCCAATGGGTTTGACGAAGGGGGTGTGACAAATGGCGTTTACGTTTCACATTTTTTTCCCCTAAACCCATTGATGAATTCCCATTTTTCCACCCCCCGTTTCCTAGGGCATTTGTCACACCCCCTAAACCCCGGAACCCATTGCTCAATCGTTCACACTTTCGCTACAAAAACCCATTGACACAAGCAAAACCCATTGCTACACTGTGCCTCATGCGTTGCACATCGCAACGCGCAA